GATGTAGCGGCGGTATTCAGCTTTTGAACCTCATTAGCCAATGTAACCATCGCTGCGTTAAGAGTCGAATAATCTTTATCGGATAGAGAGCCACGCAAGGCGTTGACACGTTTATTGATGATCGTGGGCGTATTCAAACCACCCTTATCCAGCAACGAATCAACAATGTTGATCTGGGAGTCAACGCGACGTGAGGCTTGCGACACGCCAGCCGAATATTTTGTTCGATCGGCAATAGCCTTATTCAGGCCAGCAGTCTCAGCCTTATTACTGATTACGTCGCCCGCACTCATGCCACCGCCGCCTAATGACTTTTGAGCAATTCGCTCATTCACAGCCAAAATCAATGCTGCACCCTGCTTGCTGCGAGACATGCCTGTTTTCCAAGTGTCATCGCCTTGCATAGAACGTTGCGCGTAGTAGTCAACCGTTTGCTTTTGATCGGCAGATAGCTTCTCATAGGCACCAGCGCCACCCATACCGCCACCAGCGCCACTAGCCCCACCGCCAGAACCAGTACGGTTACGCTTATCGATCATGCTTTGCAGGTTCTGCATTCGCAATGGGTCCATCATTTGATCACGCTGCATTTTATAGCTATTAGCTTGAGCCTTAAGTTCTTCCAGCTCCTGCTTGTTAGCCATGTCAAACACAGGTTTTAACTGCTCCAACTGAGGTAACCATTGATCTTGCGGCACACCATTAGCTTGCATGATTCGCAGAACACCCTCAACGGTCGGACGTTGACCCATTGAGGCTTGCGCCGGTTGCTGTGGCTGAGCGCCGACTGCCGGTGGTGACATCGGACCCTGCGGTGCGGTCTGCGCCATTTGAGCGTTTTGACCAGCCCCTTGAACCGTCTGGTATGGGGGTATTTGCTTCGGTGGTGCCATAGAACTCGCACCAGATCCAGGAACGGACGGTTGGCCTGGCATTGGGGGTTGTGGTGACGGTTGCGATACTGGGGGTGGGGCCATAAGTTGACCCAAAGTAGCGCCCGCGCCTTGCTGAGCTTGAAGCGCCCTAGCGTCAGCCGCACGCTTCTGCTCGAGCGCGTATTGATACTGCTTCAATTCAGCGGCGCGAATCTGTTGCGCTTGGGCCGAATCAATCCCCTGATTCAAGCCCTGTGCGACGCTACCCCAATATATCGGACCCATGATTAAATCCCGTTAGTAACTTAGTGTGCCGTCAGCGTTCAAAGTAGCGCCTTGCGATAGCATACTTTGATACATCGGGCCTTGCGTTGTGGTATCACCAGTATTGCCGCTTCCGAACAAGTTACCAAGCCAGCTATTTCCAGATCCGCTAGAACCAGAACCCCACGTATTAGACAAGCCGGTACCAAGATTGTAGCCAATTCCAGCCAAGCCGGACGACAATGCCGCCTGCTGCTGCGCCGCGAACTGTTGTTGTGTTTGCTCTGCGCCAACACCGCCGGTCATATATGGCAAGGCTTGGTTTTCAACCCCACCGTACAGATTAGCTAATTGACCCATATTCGTTTGGTAGGCTGAGGCGTTAGTTGCAGGCATACCGGCCACATACTGCTGCGCCGTCAATGGCGTTTGGGCTGACTGTTGCGTGTAGGTCGGAACTTGACCTTGCGCTGAGAGCTGAGCTGCGAGATCCGCACCCATAATCTGATTCTGCTGGGCTCCCGCCGTACTCGCTGCAGCAGCAGACGAAATGCCTTGAGCTTGGCGTTGCAATTGAGCGTTCTGCCAGTTGATGTCGAAGTTGGACATCGCTTGGTTGTACTCTTGACCACCCACAGGAGAGTTACCAAGTCCGCGGGCAGCTTGACCGGCGTTGACCTGATCTTGCAGTTGCTGCTGCGTCTGAGCGTAAAGCGCGTTCTGTGGATCGAATGCGGTCTGCGCGACCTGATTAGCTAGACCGTAAAGGTTGGACTGTTGACCTTGAGCTGCGGTTGCAGCTTGACCATACGTACCAGCCTGTTGCCCGGCAAGAGCTGCTAGATTACCGTACTGGCTACCGGCCTGTTGTGAGGCTTGAAGGTACGGGTCATAGTTGATTGCTTGCTGCTGAGTTAAGGCTTGCTGATAAAGTGGCGATACAGTCTGGCCGACTTGATTGACCGTATTCTGCTGGTTATTAAATGCGTTATACCAGCCGGTATCGGCAGCGGAAACGTTCTGTGGCATATAAACCTGCGAGGTGCCACCGTAAGTGCCACCACCGCTACCACTACCGGAAAGCGCCCCACCTAAAAGTGAGCCAACTCCCGCGATTGCACCACCGATCCAAGCCATGATTATTCTACCTTTTTAGGATGATTTATCCGAATTAAAACTTCATCTATTTTAGACGCGTCCTTTTCAGGTGTCGAATGAATGCAAAACCACACCGCGTCGGTCACAGCCAGAACGCTATGATGCTTAAACTTCTCAATGTTCAAACAAGCGGGCGCAGTGTATTCGCGCTCAACACCATCGACCGTAACTTTAACTGTTCCTTTCGCAAGAACCGATAAATGATCGAACGGATGCTTATGCTGTACGAGGATGTTGCCAGCAGGGATGATTGTTTCTTTGGCATAAAGATTGTCCGAAAAGTGATGAACGATCTTGGCAACTTCTTCAACTGGAAGCAGGTTTTGCATTTTTCTACTCGTCTTTCTTTGTTTGTGGATTAACTACGTCTAGTGCTGCGTAACAGATTGAGAGTCCGTCACGGATGGTGTCTGCTCTGGCAGCTTCCCCGATAAGAAATCCTGCATCCTCTCTTGAAAGCTCGGACCCATTGGCACCCTGGCAGTTAGCTGCGGTTGCTGCTGATTGGAGGGTTCTGGAAGGGCGGTTTTGCAACTTGGTAAGCTGAGTGCGAAGATTAGCGTTAATAGCGAATTGATCGTCAGCTTGTTTTTGAAGTAACGCATTTAGCTTCTCCTGCTTAGCCTTATAGTCCGTTAGGGCTTCTTGAACTGCGTTTGCACGCTCGGTGGCGATTCGCCCCTGCCAATAAGTCGTGCTAGCCGAATGCCCCCAAGTATAACCTGCAAATACTGAGGCAATCCAGAAAACTATTGCTGCAATAATGACGTAGGGGTTAAACATACAAATCTCTCTTTCGCTCTGCGGGTATAAATGCCCGGTAAATGTTGCTTATTCCATTTAGTTATTTCATTGCACGCTTTATTGTAATCCTTGTTGTCAAGATATATCGCAGCGTGGCTCAATTCTCGATCACAGGCTATGGTTGGACCCATGTTGTAAACGGCATCGCTAAAAGCGATAAGTACGTTATCTGGTAGCCCCGGATGACAACCATCGACAATGCGAACGGCATTAAGCATACTGTTGTCCAGCCTTGCTTTGCATTCTGCCAGCGTGTATTTACGATTCTGAACATTGTGAGTTTCCCCGTAGCAGACAGTGATCAAAGATGGATTGGCGATGTCGTGGTAAGGCTTCAAAGACAGCCCCTCAGATGGGGCCGTCAATGTAGTGGCGGTTATCGCGGCGACAACTGTAAGTGCCGCCAAGGATCGTTTGGTATTAACGACCACAGGTAGGACTTTCAGCCATCCAGCTAAACACACCGTAAGCTAGACTGATTGCAACCGCAATAAACGCAAAATAGCGATCATCGATCGTACCTTGGAAGAATACGTAGCTCGTATTCAACGCGCCGAACAATATAGCCAGCGCAGGTATGATCGGATGTTGCTTACGTTTCATTACAGGTCAGCCTTAATCGCTAGTCGAATGCCGTACCAGAGGGCTAGAAGCATACCTCCGATAACGACTGTGACCATCGCCATTTGACCGTGATCAGCCATCTTACGAAGCCTGCGACCAAAACGTAGATCCTCGCGGAACGCTTCAACCGAACTGGGTTCGTCCACATCCACACCCAAGATTGCGAAGGTCTTTTTTACAGCAGACTCAACGGCCTCTTCGATGATGTCTTTTTCTCTACGGGCTGCGGGCGTGTTCATATTAAGCCTTAACGATTTCGTAGTTGGCAAAGTATGGCGGGAGGTTAGCGTTCGTACCACTACTACCGGTTGAATTGACTGTGATTCCGGTTGTTGCCGAGTTCGTCTGTAACGAATTTGGCGTGTAGTTCCCATAAGTACTTGGGTAGTTGCTATTGCCGGTGAACTGGATGCCTTCGTAAGTGTGGCCGTGTCCAGGGTCGGTCAAGGTATGTGTGTGGGCTACAACAATCGCATCCTTGCTACCACCCGTCGCACCGTTGCCGTACAGATTACCTGCCGTAATCGGCATATGGTCAACCGTATTTGGTAGGTTGAAGGTTGTTGAACCGTCGCCCGCACCGTAGGTCGTTCCATATAACGCGAACAGCGCCACATAAACCGCTCTCGAAACCGCTTGCCCGTTGCGTAGAAGCCAACCGGCAGGGGGCGTACCAGTATCCCAACGAGCGACAGTGCCCACCGGAGCTAAGCTAGCGGTAGCCTCGATCACCCACGCCCCGCTACCGCCGTTAAACGAGGAGTTCCAAGTTACCTCGATGTTACCGTGGGCAATAATCTCACCTCCAACTAGCGGATTACCGTAGAAGTTGACGATTGGTTGAACTCCCAAGCTGCTAACGTTAAGTGTCGAAGCACCTGTATTTGCACTTGCTGCTTTGAAACGAATGCGAGTCCCGTCAATCAAGGAGGCTGGGGGCCCACCCGCATTAACAACGTATGTATTAGCCGACCCCGAATCGAGCCCGTAATCCGACAACGGCGAAGCGTAGTCTGTACCGAGTACAGCGGCTGTGGTGTTGCCGTTACCGTCACCCTTAAGGACATTGGTCGTTGTTGTCGCATTACAAGCGTTGCCATTAACCTGTGACTGAATCCAGCTAAAAAGCGACATGACGACGGTAGCGTCCTCTGGTTGCCCGTTCAGAATGGTTGTTGGGAAAGCTCCGATAATCATAACGCCACCTTTTATTGTTGTAGCAAGTAACCAGTTGTTTGGACCCGAGTGAAAAAGCTATCAATAGCGATACCGATAGCGGCCTGACAAGTCACAGAAAAGGACATTCGATTGAACACAATCGGAACAGCCCAGTTGATTCGATATGTTTGCGGTGCGACGAGCGAGGATTTCCACAGCGTTCCGTCACCCCATTTATTTGAGCCCCATACGGCACCACTAGCCACTGTATATATCGACGAGCTAGTTATATAGTTCCCAGCGTCATCGAACACCGTTATGCCGAAGGCTACTCCCGCCCCAGCGGAAGCTAGAGCGATGGTTGATTCGACGATCTGCTTCATAGCCATTTCGCCACGATTGGTCAGATCTGCTGATTTAAGGATGCAGTTAAACGCCGCACCGTTATCGTTATAAACGGAGTTAGTGTTCGGTGTCGTGCTGCTGATAAACATCTTTGCGCCGCTACCGACACCGGTCAGTATGAAGCCCGTACCATTAGAAGAAGCGCAATCGTAGTTGAAACTGTGTGGTCCATTCCAGCGCAAACGCTTGGTGTCAAACCAGTAGTCATACGTTCCGGCGTTGCCATCCACAACGGTTGGGATACATACGCGATAGATGCCGCTTGCAAACGCAGCAGCAACTCGGGTCGGCTGGGTGCAGTAAACGAACGGTTGGCGAAGATCGGATGTGGCATTAACCTGCCCCAACGAGTTCGTCAGAGGAACCACTGAACCTAACGGGGTTACGGTGTAGCAGGAGTCCTGCGACACAAACAATGTTCCCAGCGGTGACGGTACGATGGATCTAGGGGCCACGCTACCGACGTTAAGCGATAGGTAGTTCTGAGCCAGACTACCGGATACAGCAGCGTCACCCGTAACCTGCCAGATCTGCGTTGACTTGAATACGATTAGTGCCGCCACGATACCGGCGGTCGCTGTCTGCACAGGCAGACCGGACAGAGCCGTAATGTTAGATGTATCGCCCACAGTCAGGGCTTGACCGGCGTTGGTCATACTCGTTGGAACGAGGACGTCGCTGTAGTAAAGCAGATTACCGCAAGCGAAATAGGCGCGGTTGTTGAAGTTGACAACAAAGGTCGGAACGCTTGGCAAACCATGCGTCGTTGTATTCATTGTCGAATACGCCGGTGCCGCAGGGTTGCTAAGGTTGATTACGCCAAAGAAACTTGAACCAGATCCGGTATAACCTGGGTGGGTAATGATGATGTTCGCACCAATCACAGCCATTGTCGGTGGCGTCCAAGCTCCGGTTGAAGCGGTCGATGTCGGGCGACCTTCCGAATTACCGGAAGTCGTATTGGCGATGGTTACAAACGAATTCGTTACGGTGTTATAGCAAAACGGCTGATCGTGCCCTGCGGTCAAACCCGTGGCGATCATGCCGAAGATATAGTTGCCAACCGTTATGTGGCACGAAACGAAACCCGGCGTTACAAACCCAGCGAATGACGTAAACGCCGAACCTATGCCCGGTCGAGGTATCACCTGTGATGGGTTCGACTGATCGAAGATTAAGTTAGCTAGTTGGCGGCAAGCGCCGGGGAACTTATCGGTCGAGTCGAATGTGTCCGCAAGCCCAATCGGACTAAATCGTATGGGCTGCGAGTCTCGGATTGCCATATATCACCACGGATCTAATTTCGTAGGCCGTACTGAACCGGCTGTTCGGAAGCGTCGTGGATCTAGTTTAACCTCTTTGACGACTTGCTGTTCGTCACCTTCGGTCAGAAGATGGACTTCAAGGAGTCGTTCACATTCGGCAACGTATCTGTCGTAACGCGCATCATCGGTGATCCGCATTAAACGCATGGCTGTAGCTTGTACGAGGTAATCTTGGTCGCTAAACCAAGGGATCGTAGAGCTTGTTTCAGGCGTAGTGATGTCTGGCCGCTGAACCATGTAACGATGATTAAGCGTCAGGTTTTGGTTCGACTGAGGATAAATGTAAAGCAGACCTACACCGCCACCAGCCACGGGGCTAAGATCGGTGGCCCATTCGTAAGGGTAGTTCGATGTGGTCGTTTTGTTCGGCTCGGAGTCGAACTGTTGGCGATTACAGGGTTGGAGGAAGTACGGCTGATCCTCGATGTAATACATCAATTCGTAAGTGCGAAGATAATCCGCTTCCAAATTGAAAGGGCCATTGCTATTCGCTGGAACGGCAATGGTCGTACTGACTAGATTGACTTTCAGGTTTCGGTGCAGCACCAAGTCGGATAGGACGAGATTTAATGCTCGACCGCCTTGTGCCGTATAGCCTGGGCATTTAGCGATTGAACATGCGTCTGCTACGATTTGGGCTGCGGTTATAGCCATGATGTCAATCGAAGTTAGGTTTTGATCCCAGCCTTCAGTTTAGCGTCAGCGATTGACTTCTCACCCTTCTCGATGTCGTGTTGGGCTCGTTCAATGCTTGTAGCCATGTTCTGAAGCGTCTGCTTTTCTTGCGACGTTAGTTTAGCACCATCTAGCTGTTTCTTCTCAAGTTGGCTCATAACATCGCGCATTTGACCCAACGCCGTAACGATTTGGTCACGCTTAGCTTCAAGTTCAGGGATCTCAGAACGAGTGCGTTGACGATCAAGCACATCGTGCAGGATGTCGATACGGCCGTTAAGCGACTCGACCGACTCACCATCATAGACATAACCACTGATATTCATGGTTTTGCCGTTAGGCATGGTCGCTTGAAGCGTAAAGTTACCAGTGATTGCGTTACCGGCTGGATTCAGTTCTTTATCGTTGCTCATTTGCTCTTACTCCTTGATTTGTAGGCTTTCAAGTCCTCGGAATGCAGGTGCGTAACCTTGGACTTAACTTGGTTTGCCTTATTGGCGATTTTCGCCCCTTCGGTTCGATTCACGAATTTGCCAGTTGTGGTGACAAACCCTCGTTGACCCGATGTGTGCAGGTCAACGTGACGCTTACCCATAGGCTCAGAAACCACCTTTCCAGATGGCTTCTTTATGGCGACTTTGGCGATCTTTGCCATTAGTGCGGACGGGCAGCTTTTGGCTTACCGTAGTGCATTGTGGTCGGCTTACGATAGGCGTTTTCGTTGTCGCCATGAATCGACTTCTCATGGTCCCAAGTACGCGCTACACGGCTCTTAATGTCAACCAATGTGTAAAGGTCGAACTCGTAAGTCTCACCGTGGTAGTAATCTACACCGTTAGTGGTCAAGCACAGTCCTGCACCGGCTGGGAGCTGGATGGTGTAGTAGTAAGTTGGGATCTCGACATCTTCCCAGACTTGCTTTTTCTCATCGCGCTCAGCGGGGTTAGCGCATTTGCGAACGGTCATGGTTTTGCCAGTTGGGCGCTCGTCAGTGTTACCAACAAACTGATCAACTTGAGCGACGGCAAGCGCCATGGCCTCAGCGTTGCTACGACCTTCTTCCGAAACCTTAAGTTCCTTTTGTAGGCGGGCGATCTCAGCATTGAGTTCCGCTACGGTTTGCTTCTTTTCTTCAGCCATGACTCTTACCTCTTAGAATGAAAATTATTGTGCCGCTGCGGCAGTTGGGTCGCCATCTTCAACTGGGGCGTCAACAGCTTCGTCAACCGGAGTGGTTGGGGCTTCAACAGCTTCGTCAACCGGAGTGGTTGGGGCTTCGTCAACGCCAGCAGGCGCTTGAGTTTCAGGCTCGACAACTTCTTCAACTGGGGCTGGTGCGATCACATCCAGTCGGGTGACAGCTTTCGTTGGATTGATTTCGACCGGATCTTCATTGCGGCCAAAATGTACGTGATGTGGTTCCATGTCGTTCTCCAAAATTAGAAGGAGTAGCCCCGAAGGGCCACTCCATCATTTACCGATTACTCGGTTGCAGTACCAGATGTATATCCAGTGCTGAAGGCCGAGCTAGACTCGGTACGAGCCAGATAAGCGTTGTTCAGGATGATCGTACCATACATCATCTTCCATGAAACAACACGGGTCTGGTTGTGCGGGTCAGACTTATCAGCTTCGCGCAGATAGTGGTACTCAACATCATCCAGCAGAACTTGACCGTAAGCGTCTGTGCCGAAGTAGAACGTCGGGAATACAGTAACGCCAGAGGCAGGAGCGGCAGGAGGGGTTTGAGAAGCACCAACACCTGTGATAACAACAGTCGAACCCGAGGCGAGTTGCGTTGCGTTACCAGCCAAAGGACCCGACGAAGGACCAGAAGCCGACAGCCCGAGGTTGACAGGAGCTGCGGTAGTGCCGATATAAACGTTGAACACGTAACCAGCCAAGGTTGGTACGGTAACGCTTATCGAACCTGCGCCAGAACCGCCGACAGTGATTGCGCCAGATACTTGGTAAATCTGCTGTTCAACCGAAGTCGCAGCAGGCGCACCAGTGACTTGAATGTAATACGTACCAGCGGCCAAAGCACCGCCAGTAGTGGCAGGGGTGCCACTCACAGCGTTTTGACCCTTCCAGTAAGGGATCATATTCGACTTGCAGAAGCGTGCGCCGCCCCACTCGCCAAGGTCATTGTTATACAGACGGTTTACGTCGCTGTACGACCATGCCGTAGCGATTGTCGAGTTCTGACGTAGATCCTGGGCAACCAGTGGGTGTACGAGAGCGACGTAGTGTGGCATGACCGATGGGCTGTTGCTAGCCTTGGTCTTACCGTCCATGTCGATCTTCATATCTTCACGTTCATCACCGGAGAATGTTGGGGCACCGAAGGTTTCCAGAGCGCCGACAATCTTACCGATTTCAACCGGACTGTTCACGTCGGTTGCTACCAGCGAAGCGCGGTTGGCTTTACCGTTAGCATAGTTGACTTGAGTTGCAGTCATCAGAATGTTCAGAACGTTACGTTCAATCGTTTCTGGTTGTTGTAGAGCGATCAGACGAATAGCCTGCTTGAACAGCGGGTGTTTGATCGTCATGTCAGCAACGTCGGTCACACGTACCAAGTCACCCCATTGCTGAGCTGTGGCCGAAACCTGAGCGATGCTGATTGATTCACCAGCAGCAGGTACGCCTTCAGACAGAGGTGCAAACGGCAATGGTAGACGCTCATAGCGCGTGGCGGTATAGGTAACGCCGGTATTCTTTTCAATACGCAGCGGTTGACCGAACTGATACGCAACGAGTTGGCGCTGCGATAGACGCAGAACTTCGTCTTGGATGTGTAGCTCGATGTCGTTAGCAATCGTTTGACCGCTAGGACCCGGCGAGTAGTTGGTGACGCCTGGGGCGATTAGACCCAGAAAAAATGTGAGTGCAGTTTGTTTCATTTTAAGTACCTTTAAATACGGATATTTTCAAGGCGCTTGGCACGTTTTTCGGCGTCCGTTAGGCGACCGGAGGTTGCATTCACATCCGACCGACCGCTTGGGGGCGTAGTACGACCAGCACCGGCTTTTTTCGATGTGGCGGTCGTCGAACCCGTTTTCAGCTTGCCGTCTAGCATATCCCGGCCAATTAGAACCTGAAGGATGCCTTCTCGGGGAGCGTCGTTACCATTCGCACGAATACGCTGTAGTTCAGCCTCAACACGATCTTTGTAAGCATCATAGAGCTTTGGCTTGGTTACAGCGAGTTGAGCGAATGTGGCTTTATCGTTCAAGTCAGCGGCTTGTCTTGCAACATTCCGTGACTCCTGCTTTGCAGCACGCGCCTCGCGGTTAGCCATAACAGCATAACGCTGCCATTGGTCAGCCTCGGGGTTACGAAGTACAGCCTCTTCCTCTTCCCAAAGTCGTTGTTCTTCAGTTTGTCGAACTGGCTGCGGATTAGCTGCTTGGCGTCGAGCTTCTTCAAGTTGACGTTGAGCGTCGCGTAATTGTTCTTCGGCTCGTTGAGCGCGTTCCCGAGTCTCGATAATCGCCTTTTGAGCGCGACTAATTCGAGGTTGAGGTTCTGGATCAGGATCATTCGGATCAGGGTCGTTAGGCTCTGGATCGTTGGGGTCCGGGTCATTCGGATCAGGATCGTTCGGATCAGGGTCGTTAGGCTCTGGATCGTTCGGATCTGGATCGTCAAACGGATCGTCCACACCTGGGGCTGCGATTGCGAGTAAAAAGAACAGATACGACTTCAGCTTTTTCCACATCTTAACTTCTCCTTGGTCGGTTACGCCGTACCGGGCGAAACGATGCTTAACGGGCATTACGCGATTTGGACACGTACAACTTGATTGCTTTGATTCGATCTTCGTGGCTGGGATACATCCAGCTTGACGACTCACCGAGCCTTAGCACTGTTATTAAAGCATACCCCAAACCGACTTTGGCTGCATAACGATCCGCAACAAATTCGGTCCATCGGCATATACGTTTAATTAGAAACGGGCAAAACAGAAGTGTCAATACCCTAAGCTCAGAATGATGCCAATTACAGTGCGCGGTTTCGTGGGCGATCACAGCTTCCTGCTGGCACTCCAACAGGATGTTGAAGAGGGTTCCCGTGTAGATCCGCTTCCACCATAAGAAGCTAACTGAGCGGGCAATGAACTTATCATCGACCGCTACAATTTTAATGGTCATTCTGCTGGCGATGGTTCTGCAGGCGTTGGTTCTGCAGGCGTTGGTTCTTCCGCAACTGGCGACTCAGAGGTCGGATCAGCTTGGGTTGCTTGTGCCGCCGAAGCTGCGTAGGCGTTCAACTGGATGCCGAACTGTGGGTCTAGCTTTTGAAGGATCGGGTTGCAAACCTTACCCGGAAGTTCAAGCAAACCTGCGAAAATAGCGCGAACTTCGTGTTCGAAAAGATCTTCTAGCTTAAACATGATTTACTCCTGGCTCTTTGGTTGAAATGTACTGCGAATGGATTAGTGTATCACGGAGCTGTCGATGCGTTGTTAGCGGCCCATGGTAGCGGGTTTTGAACTTCTACCGGATTGGTAAGCAGTTGAAGTTGTGTATTGATACTAGCTTCTGTGGCAGCTTGGTTTACACCAGCTTCCCATACCCAACCAAGTACCTGAGCTTGCGTCAGGTTTGCGTAAGGGGTGAAGTTTGGATCACCTGCTTGTGGTGGAGTAAATGAAGCTGTATCGTAAACAGTAGCATTGTGTGTACCGTCTGTGCCGTTACAGCGCCAACCAGCAGTCATCACAACCTCAGAGAAGCCATTGACCGTTTGTGTTGACGAGTTTAGGTATTCAATTAACCATGCGATTTGATTTGTCATTTTAGATTCCTACTTTTGCTTTAAGGGCAGCAATGTCGGCTGCTTGTGCAGTTACTGTAGCGTTGAGTTCTTGGATTGCCTTAGTAAGCGTAGCCACTAGGAAGCTGGTATCTATGCCCTGATAAACCGGCTTGCCTTCAGCGTCCACAGCATCCTTAGTACCAGTTACGCAGTCCGGCACAACAGCTTGAAGTTCGTGGGCGATGAAGCCTTGGCCTTTAGACTTATCAGCAACCCAGTCATAGGTTACTGGATTAAGTTGGCTGACTGTAGCCAACGCATTTTGCATCGGCTGGACGTTTTCTTTTAGGCGGTAGTCGGAGACCGTATTGTATGAAACTGAGGCTGTCCCAAGTTGAGCAATCGATCCAGCACTGCTTCCGTTATACCCAAATATCACATAACCTTGACCTGTGGGGGTTCCTGAAACATGCCCAATAGATATAAGAGACTGTGAAGATGCACCATAGTTCGGTAATAAAGCAATGCCATTCGCATATGCGGCCGCACTCGTAGTCCCCACCAGCAAGTTACCGCTGGAGTCGATACGCATGCG